TTATTCATCTTTAAGTATCGCCTTCAACCCTTCCAAATACTCATCAGTCTTAACTTGTCGATTATCCTTACCACCTCGCAGCAATTTAGCTTTAGCCTCCGCAATATCTGCATCAGCCTCAGCTTTACGGATTTGAGCTTTGACTAGCTTATCATCGCCCGGATACCGCTTAAGTATCTCCTTAACAGCACTTATCCGGGTCTTCAAGTCTGCCTCCTTCTGGCTCTCGTATACGCCTTCCGGAGTGCTCGATATAACCGTTTCTTTCTCTTCCCCTCTCGCTATCCGGGTAAGCAATTCGACGGCCTCTGTGGCGTCCATAATGCGTTTGGAAGCTATCTCGGCCATTCGCTCATCGATGTATTGCTTGATGCCAGGTTTTGTCAGGTTCTCCTGTCCAACTGAGCGGGCTGAGCGTTTACTATACCCCGCTTTACGAGCCGCATCAGCAGCATTACCAGATTTGATATACTCGTCGGCAAACCTCTGCTGTTTTGGCGTTAACTTTCGTGTCATTACATACCACCACACCTCCGTTAATTGGAATTAATTAGTCTAAATTTTGTAGCATCGATTCTCAAACTTTTTGTAGGCGTCTAGGTAGATCTCGCCCTTATCACCGTTATAGGTAAGCTCGTAATACATGCCATCACTTAAGGTCGTGCTGAGTAACGCTTTGCTATTCTGCAATGCTTTAACTTGCCAAACAATAAAGACATCATCGACAGTGATTTGTTTTCCATCGGTTACATCTAAATGTTCATTAGTGTAGTCCATTACTAAGGCTTTGCATTTACTTGTAAATTCAACATCGTTCATTTTCTGTTACCTCCGTTTTTAAACCAGTCGAAATCGACGGTTTAGAATTAGTTACTCTATCTCACTAAAAACTGAATCAATTTTTTATGTTGCAAGGCAAACCAATCAACAATCTCCTCGTTTCTTGCCCAGTCACTGTTGGAATCTAATCCAGATTCATACAAAAAAGCATGGATAAGTTCGTGATATAAGACCTTTTGCTTATAATCATGCAGATTTGAAATTGAGTTTGGACAATTCTCAAACTGTGCAATATGAATCTCCTTAGTCGTGCTATCAGTAATACCGTCTGCATCGGTGTATTCCAGGCGTGAGTCATCGGAATCGAAAAAAATCTTATACTGAACTCCCATAATACTAACTTTTTTCATTATTCAACATCCTTCGTTGTAAAATAGTTGCTGAATTATTGTCGCTCCCAACCGTATTCATCGTATTACGCAGGCCAATTTTAATTTCATCTAGTGAGTAACCTTTCCGAACCAAATCAAAGCAGACTGCGTTGATGGCTTGCGTTATTTCGAACTCTTTTGGACTCATACTGCACCTCCATATTTTTATCCAAACGAAAAGCGCCATGCTGTTTTGCACGACGCTTCTTATCCTTGTACCACTTATCTATCCGTGCGTCAGTCTGCACCCATTCAGGTGGCTCGTACCCATATTTGCTGTGAACCATACGCGGCATTGTCGCCACCTCCTTAACTCTAGATAATTAAATTGCTTAATAGTTTTATCGGAAAATATTAATCTTGTATAAGGGCTCATTATTTATTTCGTTTCTTATAATATCGCCATTCATAACTTTCACGTACTGAGTGCCCCCAATATCAATCGTACTATGCACATCATCATACACCACATCTATTCTATTCCCATTATAGCCCGCAACGCTAGCTGTTGCCTTTCCGTCTGTCGACACATATAAATCAATATTTTTGATCATAATTTGTTCCTCCTGTTATGTTATTAGTTTCTAACTGTATTATATAACAATCGGAGTATAAAACGATTATTCGAAAGAAAGTAAAAAAGTCCGGTGAATAATCCGAACTTAATTATGTGCTTGGTAGGGATTTGCACCCTACATGACTGCCAGACTAATTAACAGCACAAGCACGCAGTAGTTTAGTGACTTACTTTGGTCAATGTGATTGGTGTGGGCTCGAACCACACACGGACTCAAACCGCCTTTCTTCTGGTAAATCATAACCAGTTACAATCACACGTTACACAGTTTTAGCCCTCATGAGTAGCCATGCTGCATAACTATATCGCTGGTAGGACTCGAACCTACATTCCATTTTGGCTTACCAATTAGCCCACAGCGATACTCGCATTCAACGGCCGACGTTAAATACGAAGACTAATGCCGGCGGCAGAGAGGAGCGCATCACCCCTTATAAATCCGCCGGCTACACAGATAGCTGGATTTGAACCAACATAAACGGTTTTGGAGACCGCCATCTTGCCAATTAGATCATATCTGCTTAATAGACGGGCCGTCATATCAACTTAATCAAGGAGGCAACACAAACTGTACATCTACGCCCGTCTAAAGTGGCGAGTGTGGAATCGAACCACATGCAGCATAATAATACCGTATTTACCTTAATCCGCCACATAAAACGGCTAGGGCTATCAGAAAAACGTTTATTTGTCGCCCTAACCAATTATCGATAATACTAATTTACCACCAATTTATTGCTATGAAGTCCGGCTTGAGTTCGGAAAAAGTTCGGTTAAAGTCCGGTTTGAGTTCGGTTTTGGTAAATATTCAGGTCTTCTAGGTAATAGCTCTGTGCGAACTGCAGCATTGCCAATGGCTTCCAGCGGTCAAAATACTGCGTCTTGCTGTAGCCAATGTCCATGTAGCACATCGTGTCACTGTAACCTTGCAAATATAGCCGATCTAATATCTCCTGGCACTCATGATCACAGCGAGCCATGGCCTGAATAGTCTGTCGGACAATCTGCTCTGCATACAGGCGGCGTGTAATCCGATCCTCGGCCGAATTACCAGCTGGGGCCGACTTAGGCATGCCATCCATGCTAGGCGATTTTAAATCAGCGACCGAATGTCCGGACGCCCGAACTGCTTGCGGTAACTTCTTATCCAGGAACCGCCGCACCTGTTTAATTGTTTTCTCTTGGTCAATTGGTGGAAAAATTTCATCTGAAATAACTTGCTGTTCGCCCATCATGCGCCCCTCCGCTTTCGTATGCTATAATTAATGTGCTAGGTATCAATCGTAGCGCGGTCAGCGATGGCAGCGCTTTTTATATGTTATACTAACAACGGTCATTCGAGTGGTCCTGTGACTGGTCGCCTTAACAGGCGGCTTTTTGTTTACTCTCGTGATCACTCAACTCCATAATGTCAGCAATGAAGTCCTGACCAATTTGTGCCTGTTGCTCAGTTGTCAGTGCCGCGCTCATTTCCAGATTGGCAACCGTGGCTTTCGTTTAAATTGCTTTGGTGTATTCGGTGTCAGTCATGCTTGTTCACCATCCAAATTATTACTAATTCAATAAACAGCAATACGCCAACTGACATTATCAAATACCCCACTAATTGCAATGGGGAAGAGTTCCAAACAGTTTCAAATATCTGTCTCATTTATCTTCCTCCACCACATACCCGTCTAGCCACGCACGGGCAACCGTGTCCGCATGCGTTCTAATCCAATTGCCAACACTAACTCGCCAAAGTCCCAAGTAAGTAGCATTGAACACCCATCCTAGCTTATAATCACCCTTTTTAGCTTGCTTAATTATATAAGCAACATTTTCGGGAATCACGGGTAGCTCGGCATATGTCTTCTTGAATACGTCGTCTGAAATTGCCCAGTGCTCGCCTTTAATACCAGTTGCAATCCAATCATGGCGATTAATCTTCATTCGACCTTCAAGCGTTGGAATAAAGCACATGTTATCAACATGCAGGTCGTCTACAATATGTCCGCCGCAATCAATTAGTCCATAACGATTAACCATCTCATCGCTACCATCAAATTGTTCGGCCTTGATAGTGGCCGTTTTACGATAAATTTTAATCATTCGTGTCCGCCTCCAGTAGCTCTGGGTTCTCGTGCACGTTGCCAATAACTCTTAACTCATGTCTCATAGTCAAAGTGGGAGCAATATCGATATCCAGTCCGATATTCTGTAGTTCAAATTCTGGTTTGAAATATCTAACAATACCAACGTGGTCAGCCCATCTAGTATATCTGGCAATGTCGCCTTCATAGATTTCTTTACCATCCACATCCTGTAGGCCAGTAAACTGCTCAAGCTTAAAATCACTTGCGTCTAAGGTGTCCAAGGTCAACCCTTTCAATTCGTCATAGTATCTAATTACCTTGCACTCGTTGTCCCACGCTCTAAACTTAATCATCGTCGCCATCTCCATTCCCTCTTATCTACTATTCAATTATCCTTGGATAAAAGTTTAACTCTTCTGTTGCTGGGTCTCTCTCGTAAATCTTTTCATTGTGGGCACGCAGGTAAGCATCCACTTGTGTCCAATTGTCGAATTCTTTCACGTATGGACTTTTCCCACTCATAATTGGTGGTATAATTTTAACTTTCATTTTCAGTCCTCCCCGAACGCCCGCTTATTAATGTTGTACGGCTCATATTGCTTGGCCAATTGCTTGCTATCTGATGCTTTAGCTTTGTTTGCTTCAGCGTGTTGCTTCATGCGCCGGTGCTTCCGTTTAATCGTTGAACGCTTCTTAGTGTGCTTAGGCATCTTCGTCCTCCGTGATTTCATCTATTTCTACTCTAGGATTTCGTTTATCAACGGCAAATTCGTCCTGGAATCCTGTGATGTGTTTTCGATTGTCGTTGCCTAAAATCCCAGCTTTCATAAATCCGTCAAGCACAAACTTTTTAGCAAACGCGATATTATCCGCATCTTTCCGGTTGTTCTTCGTGTACCACGTAAATTTCAGCTTGCAAGGCCAGCTGAATTCGACTCCAGAATTTCGACTAGCCCGCGCATATACACTACATAAGGCCGTGTACCGCTTCTTTAGGTTAGCTGCCGCATACCGATTGGCCCGTTCAGCCTTGATGTACTCATTTAAGCTAGGTAGTTCGCCCTTAATCACAACTTTGCTCATGCTCGCGGCACCCGGCTAATGTAGTAGCCACAGACAAGCCCATTTGATTGACTCGCCTGCTTGATTGAGTCAGCTGGGGCATCAAGCTTGTCACCTAAGATATATATCGTTTGACCCGTAATAACGTCGTCCGGGTCGTTATACTTCTCAGCCCGCCAGTATTGGTTTCGCAAGCGCAAACTGTATTTATGCACAAGGTGACTTACCTGTTGGTTAGTAAACCCCGTCTTTATGGCTAGGCTTCTAATTGTGTGACAGTCATCATGGTAAGCGCGGCGAATGGCCCTGATTTGCTCGCGTTCCTCAGTCTGTGGATCTGGTCGCATACTGGCTAGATAGGCCGCATCGTCCCATGGCTTAGCTGCTTCCTCTTCAATGACTACTGGGAACCGCCACTCGCCATGTTGGTACTTCGACAGTACCAAGCGATGTAGCTCTGGCTCATTGCCAGTAGCTAGCACCCTATGCTCCTCATCAAACGTCTTGATTGCATACATCTGGAATACCTCCTTATTCCTTTGAAACCAGCTTATTAACGCGCTCAGCCAGCTGCTTCCGTTGTTCATCGGTCAAGGACTTACCTGACTTAGGATTAGAATCCGTCTGAGAAGCATCACTTTGCGCCCACTTTGGCATAATTTCCTTACGGTGCGGCTTCGAATAACCACCCGGTTTATTAGCATTAGCCAACCGTTTATCGTGATCAGCAGTTGCTTGTTTAGCCTGTTCCAATGTCGTAATCTTTCGTTGCTGCCAACCCTTGATCACTGCACGCAAATATTTCAAAGCTCCTCGCGACTGCACATCGTGTTCACCAGCAATTTGAATGGCGTAAGCCACCAATTCAGGTTTAAGCACCGCAAGCCATTCATCAATTTCAGGACGAGCAACCCCGTTCGGAAATCCCCACAGGTTGGTCCAGTCGTTAATGACCTGCTCGCGTGTGACACCCGCGTCATCATCATAAGAGTCAGTATCAGTCAAGTCAGGGTCAGTACTAGTAAGTTCTTTATGTTCTACTGGTTGACCTCCACCTTGCCCAACCGGTTGACCTACTTCATCTAAACCAGTTGACCTACTTTTATGACTTGTAGTTGGGTTACTGGTTGGGTAACCAGCTGACCTACTATATAAATTAATAATGCGATATTCAGGTGGTTTCACATTTTTCTTGCCTCTAACGTATTTAATTAGTCCTAGTTGCACTAATGAGTTGCGTGCTTTATCGAGGCCGGGTTCGGATAGTCCTGTAAGACTGAGTAATGCCGAATTTTTCATGCGAAACTGAACGTCCAACTTGCCTTCGTCGTTCGCATAGTCTAGTAACTCGCGATACAGATTATTTTGGCCGTTAGAGACACTCGCTTCATACATTTTAAAATTACGGTAGGCTCGTCGTTGTTTGAAGTAATCCAAATTCGTCCCTCCTTTACTAATGGGCCTTTCACCCGTTTGGTGGATTCAGTCACTGCTGTTCAAGCCAATTCTGTTTAGTCAATCTATGAGTAAGTCGTCTGCACTAACGACGCTATCTAACTTTTTGGCACTACGACAATAAGCACAATGTCCGCATTGGATAGGATCTGCTTCGCCTTTAATGACATCTTGAATATGCTGTTGAGATTCCAATACCTGGTTCATAGCATTAGTAAGTCGGTACTCCGGTAAATCAATAGCCTGCTTGTCTGGTGGATCCTGTTTGCTTACTGCCACGATGTACGGTTTACACGTCACACCAAACTGTTGTTTAATCAGTTCCTGATACACGGCCATTTGAAGCTGATAGTTATACGCATAAACAAATGGTTCCCGTTCACGGCTTTCTTCATTCCAATAACCTTTATAAATATCAGCGGTCGTCTTTAGATCCACGAAGTAACCTTGTTTCAAATTGAGGCAATCAATCTTGCCCTTCCAGGGATAACCATCGATTTCACCAGTTACAATCACTTCCTTATCGCCTTGATAAAGAAGATTAAAATCATGGTCGTCAGATAAGGCTTCAATCATGGATTCAACAATTTTGAAGTCCTTTTTGAGCTGGCCTTTGCTTGGGCCCCGGCTTGAAATTGCCTCTGGATGTTCATCAACAAACATGGCATGAGCTTTCTCGCTTTCGAAGTAGCTGTGAAGCCAATTTCCAACGACTAGCGCCGTTGAGTTCATAACTGGCTCCCATTTGCCCTGCAACTCGGCTAACGCTTCTGCTTCACATGCTAGAAACCGTTTAAACACCGTCGGCGACATGTAGGCCCGGTCAGTCCAGTTCTCATAATAATTATTCGGCGTCAACTTCTGATCCAACATCATTGAGGTTGTCGAAGAGATTTTGCTGGTCGACTTCGTCTTTGACAGGTTCTTGATCATTGCTTGATGCCTCCTTTACAGCTGTTCTAACGGGTTCTTTAGCTGGTTCGGCAGACTCTACCTTCTCGGCTTTATTCTCTGCTACGTCAGCCACCAATGACCTTTTAGTCGGTGTTACGTCCTTCGGATTATCATTTTCGTACTCGGAACTCGTCGTGTCGTTAACTGCTTGCACGAACAAATCGTTGTCGCTTGAACTGTTAATGTAGAACTTCGCAGCTCGATTGATAACTGTACGTTTCGCCATCTCTTCCGGGAACTCGTTTTGAACCTTCTTCGTCTTAGCGTGGCTCCAACTAGTGTCGATGTCTTTTTTAGTCATAACAGTGTAGGTCCGGTTGCCATTCAGATCTTCGACCCATGCAAAGGCCCCGATAATTGGCTTATCTAGGTTCTCAAAGCTTGGCTCGAACTCTTTAACCACCAACACTCCATTTTCACCACCAATCTTGAAAGTGTCGTCTTTGTGAACAACCTGTGCCTGAATATCTTTCACATTTGAAAGACGCTTTACAACGCTAATTGAGCCGAAATAGGAGCGCTGCATGACTAACTGGTTGCCATAAGGAATGAAATAGCATTGATTTTTAGCCGGGCTCAATCCCTGGATTGCCATGTTCATCAACGCCTTGATAACTGATCCTTGGTCACACTTATCAAGTAATGGTTGGCCCTTAGACGTATCACTCAAAATCAAGTAAGCACTGTTTAATGCATTCCCTACTGAATAATCAGGTGGTAATGACAAGCCTTCATTATTCTTCATATCCTCAATATTGTTATTAACCATCGTAACTAACTCATTACTCATGCTTCTTCCTCCTCTGATACCCAACGATAGCCCAGACGTGTCATCATCGTGTCTGTGTCGATGTGTGCCAGTAGCTCGTCCCATAGACGAGACTGACCAAACACATCAATCAACCATTGCCAATTAGGTTCCTCACCTTGATCTGGATACAAAACACTTACGTCAGTCGAACCGAAAGTGACGATACAAATGGCGTTCAACATATTGGCCTGCATATCAGTCGCCCACTGCTTAAAGTCATTGTTATCGATGTAATCTTGGAACAACTGTGCCTTGTCGAACTCGTCACCATCGTAGCAATAGTTATCTGCGTCAAGTACCCAGTCACGTGAGTCGTTACGTTGCTGCCAATGCTCGTTTAAATCTGCCTGTGCTGGTATCATTTCGCCCACCTCCGTATTAACATGACCAACCATTGTCTTAGTGACATTTTCGGAGTACAATAGAACTCGAAAATAAATTTATTAAGCGTCTTAGCTGCACGGGTACTACCAATACTCGAGCAGCTTTTTTCGTACTCAAATTTATGCTTTGGCGATACTTTGCGTACTTCCAATTCGTTCAACCTCCTTAAACGTGTTAAAAAGACTATCTAACTCCTGAATCGTGATTTGCTTGTAAAGCACATTTCCAATCCTGAACGTGAATTTCATCGTCTTCATCTCCTTAAATTCCAAACCAGCTAGCAACTTCATGACGCTTGAACCACAATGCAGTTAACGCGCAGCCTACTAATGCTCCTTCAATCATTGTGATGCCTCCTTACGCTCGTATTTGGTTGTCAGATATCCAATTCTCTAAAGCTTTTTGTGAAAATGAATCTTTTGTCCCCTTCTTGAAATGTGGAAATCCAGGCTGATAGTAATAAAAATCTTTTAATGTATCCACACTGCATCCAAGCATACTAGCAGCTTGCTGTTGGTTTAATCCCTGATCCGGTGTGTAATACTTCTTCACCAGCACTTCCAGTTGTGGCATGATTCTATCGGCTACCGCAACAGCTACAGCATTAATAAACTCAGCGTCATCATTTTGCGTTGAGATCATCATCTCTATCACTCCTTCCTATGTTTAACGACTCCATCTTTGAACCATTTCTTCATTCGCTGTTTAAGCTGGTCCTGCATCGATAAATCAAAACCACGACATACATATGCGATTAGGTTTAGCAAGTAAAGCACTGCATCAAAACACTCAGCGACTAGCTTCTTAGGATCATCAAAATCATTTGGCTTCAAATCCTCTTTAGGTATCGTTAGTTCATCAAGTGAATCCTGAATAGCCGCTAGTGCTTGGCTTAATTCTGGCATCGTTTTAACAGCCATTGCCAGCGGTTCCTTCATGATTCGGTCACCGTCAATCACCGGTGTTGTTACTCCCACGAATCTGTGTGCCAATTCGATTGCAAAGAACTGATTTTGGTTGGGCAATGCTGCTAAGAATGCAGGAACTGATTCGATCTGAATCCGTGCTTGATCATGTCTTTGTTTGTATATTAATGTTACCGAGTAGCCTACCTTGCCACTCAAGTTGATGGGCGTTACGCCGTTTTGATTAATGGCATCAGTAAGCATACTGCCTGCATATACTGAACTAGATTGTGTTGGCATTTTCTCACCACCTTTCAGTTTTCATGGTTTAACCTGAATCAAAAACGCCGGATAATATAATTAAGAATTAATCATTTCATAGAACTCGTTTCGGTCCCCGTCGTGAATCATGCCTATCAGCTCTTGAAGCTCGTCTTCCGACATCCAAAATGTCTTAGCATTGATTAGACTCGGCGACACTGCCGGGAGCAGTTCGATGATTGAATCGACAAGTTCACGTTTGCGATTTTTAATTGCTTGCATGTTGTTTCCTCCGTTCTTTGAAAATTAAATATTTGCTTTTAGTAACTCGAATATTTGACGTGCTTCATCAATGTTGCTCTCGTTAATTTGATATACATTAGACACACCTAAATGGAACCTAATGATCGTTTTAACTGCGTCTGACAATGAATAAGCTTTTGGGTTCTTACCGTACTTCTCGTTGACAAATTTCGAAATATCGTTTTTAAGCTCCATCCAAGCAGTGTTTCTTGCTTTGACTGGTGCTAGGCTTTTGGCGGCAATAGCTGCGTTTACCTCTGATTGGACCATTTCGTGCAATTGTTCTTGTGTGACTTCCATTACTTGGCCACCTCCTTTGGTTCTAATAAGTCATCCACAGTTACACCCATTGCTTTTGCAAGTAAATTTAGTGTTACAGCATCAGGATGCTTTGTTCGGTTCTCAAGAGTATTTACAGTACTCTGTGATACGCCCGCAGCATCAGCTAGCTTTGCTTGTGTCCAGCCAAGCTTGGAACGAATTTTTTTAATTTCTGATCCAATCATGTTTTCATCTCCTTAGAGTTAACGCATTTGCGTAACTATGTTTTTTATTATAACGCCATTGCGTAAATTGTCAACGCAACAGCGTAACTTTTTTAAATGAATTTGTTTTACGATTAACGCAAACACGTTTGGAGGATCTTTTATGACTGAATCAGAATTAATAATTCAACGCTTGTATGATCTTATGCGCGAGCGTAATTTAACCGTTAATCGTTTGGCCACGTTAGCAGGAGTTACTCAATCAACAGTGAGTTCTTTCATTTACCGGCAGAGTGTTCCAAAAGTAGATCTATTGCATTCACTTTGTTCTGCTCTCGGCATCAGCGTCCATGACTTCTTCGACTTTCCGCCTTACAACGAGGTGGAAAAATAATGCAGTTAAAACAAGATTGTGTACGCTATGTCTTACTATCGTTAGAAGAGCAGAAATTTAATATGATAATATTTGGGGCAAATGATACGGACATCGCAACTAAATTAGCAGATGATCGGTTTAGCACCGATGATATTCGTTACACTTTGTTTGAACTTTTTTCAGGGGGGTTTATAACTGCTGAAATAACAAAGTTTAAAAATGATTACCTCTTACGAGTGACATCCATTACTTGGGCTGGCCATGAATTGCTTGATGACATCAGAGATACTGAAGTGTGGCGCAAGACTAAAGATGTAACATCTTCCTTTAGCTCTATTTCCGTAAGTATCCTGAAGAATGTCGCAACAGCTGTTATCACAGGGATAATCAAGCAAAAAACAGGTTTGCCACTTTAAACTTCAAACTCCTGTCCGTTTATTAATATGAATAGTGGCTTTTTACCAATTCGTTCATCTCTATCACGAATTAGTTGTTCAGCATTTTGTGATAAGAGACAATCACTTGTAGCACCAACGATTACTCGTATTCCAAATGGCTTTTTGAAGTAAACTGGGTATGAAATCTCTTGCTTCACTTTGCCGCCTCCTTTCGCCGCCTCCCTGCGATATAATGATTGCAAGGAGGTGATAATTATGGCTATTATGACAATCGCGAAACTTCATTGTTATCAGTGTAATCACGATTTTCCATTAAACATGTATCAACCAATCACAAAAATCAGCTGTCCGTACTGTGATACAGACGTTGATGAATCAATGATTGAACCTATTCGCGATGCTTGGGCACAAGTTTCCGGCTTAAACCAAGCATTCCACAAACATGAAATGGAATCAGAAGAACCACGTTTTAGTCTCAATATTCATGATGAAGAAGTTCATCTTGAAATTGATGATATTGACAATGAAACTGAATAATTGATTCTAGTTGCCGAGGGTGCATATTAAATTGCTCCTCGACTTTTTGTACAGCAGCAAGAACACTATCTAAATCATTTGGGTACGCTACCTCTCGTGCGAACTTGCAAGCTTCTGCATACTTATTTATTGAGGAACCTTTATATTTTTTCTAACTCATTTTGCCGCCTCCTTTGGCTTTGTGTCACTTTTTGCAACTTTTGAGAACAAAAAAAGTGAATCAATTGGTCTCTCAACCCCATCTGATATTTTCTTAGCGACTTTCGGAGATGGTTTCCTTCCATTTAATATTTGAGATAAATATCCATAAGAAATACCGTTCTTACGGGAAAACGACCGTACTGTCTCACCTTTCAGGCTAATTAGTTCTCTGATTTCATCAGAGTTTTTTACAGGAAGGACTACTGCCATGTCCTCGCCTCCTTTCTTGATTACATAAATTATTATAATCTTTTGTTTCACTTTTTGCAACCACTTATTACGATAATATTTCACTTTTTGCACTCTATTGTTTCACTTTTTTGCTATAATCCAGTCATAGAAGGGAGTTTGACGCCATGAGTTCAACGGAAAATTTACGTAACGAAGTGTTAAACTTCGGTCCAAAAATCAAAGAAATAAGAAATAAAAAACGATTTACAGTTAGACAAGCTGCGCTACAAGCAGGAATATCTCCATCATTTTGGTCACAGGTAGAAAATAAAAAACGCGAGATTCCCAAACCAAAAACTCTTCAAAAAATGGCAACAGGTCTACGAATTACTGATAATGAGATTTTTAAACTAGCTGGTATTACCAAAGATCAGGATAACTTGCCTATAAAAAACTCTCACTATTATGACTTAACTGAAAAAGATGAAAAAAGTATCGATAAGGAACTTGAAGATATGATGAACGGGCTCGACTCCGAACATTCTTTATCATTTTTCCAAAATGGACAAGAGCTATCTGATCAGGACAAAGAACTGCTCAAAGCGTCCATGCGTCAAACATTAGAATTATCCAAACAATTAGCAAAAAGAAAGTTCACTCCCAAAAAGTATCGTAATGGAGAGGAATAATAGGAGCTGGTTATATGGAACGGTGGATTGAAGAAGATATTGACCACTTAACCAACAAGTTTGGGATTCAAAATGCTTTTGACCTGGCACACGACTTAGGAATCAACGTTCAGTTCAATAACCTTGGTAGCAATATTTACGGCTACAATAATAACTCGCATCGAATCCCAATGATTGTCATTAACAATACAATTGATGAGCGGACACAAGATGGTGTTTGCTATCATGAAATTTTTCATATACGGCATCACAAGGGATTTAATACGCAGTTTTTTGCGGTAAATACGACAAGTTTTCTATCCGATGACAACGAAACAGAGGCTAATAGGTTTATGTTGGCCATGTTGAAAGAGGAATACGGTTGGAGCAAACAAGAAGACGTTTTAGACTTCTTAGACTTTTTCAAGTTACCGCACGAACTGGCATCACTATTTTAATTTATATTATTCACCTTAGTTTATTTCATTATCCATTTATAAAAAGGAGAAAAATCATTGAATGCTCAAGAACGTAATTTAAGAAGTAGCCTAACTGCAGAAGAGACTAAACTAATAGAAACAAAGAGATTCTCAATCTGTGATATTGTTTGGAAAAGAACAAATGAAGACTATATAGAATCGCACGATCCCCGAGAAGTTATACGTTATTATGAAGATTTACAAGATTGGCTCCTGATTTTAAATAGTAATAAAGACTACACACGAGCGTGCATGATAGCTATCAGAATCCAATTTATAGATGCTTGTGGCATAGATTGCTACCCTACGAAAGAAAAAAATCAATGGTGTTACTCGGTACCAGAAAATATGGTCATTGTTAATACAGGTTCACAATATCTTGCAAAATCCATTAGATTGTCACGAATCACCGAAAATGATGTGCTAGGATTACTTAAACAAGGCTTCAATGCAATGAGACCAAAGGTGCCGTTCTCATATGTTGATTTAGATTCATTTCAGAAACTCGTATCAATTATTATGAATGATTTAAAAAATAAAAAGAGCTTAAAATGTGAGCTTAATGAGTTTTTTCCCACTTGGGATTATTCTAAGTTAATTGCTAACTTAAAAGCACAACCCGGTTTAATAATAACAGGTGAAGTAGTAGACGAAGACTATCACATTGATTTTAGCAAAATGCCTGCAAATTACGGATTAGAAAATAAATCTCCAAAATTGGCTGAAGAAAAAAACTAAGCATAAATTATGTAGTACCCTAACAAATCATTTTAAAAATAACTAATCAAAATACTTTTAGTTTTAAAATACACTTACTAAAAGGAGAATATTGACCTTTGAAGCTTTTAAATATTATTTTTCCTCCTAATAGTTTCACAATCATTTCTTTTGAAGTTGGAATTATCGGTCTAGCTGAAGGAATAGATTTTTTTACTGGTCTAATAACTCCTCATAAAAAGGAAATATTCTATACATTAATAGTCCTATTTATTATAGCCTTCTTTATAAATATGTTTGTTCAATATAAACGAAAAATAGATAACTTAATTGCAGATAACGAGGAGTTACAAAGTCAGGTTGCAAGAGTTCAAAATACTAATAGTAATTTAACCGAACTATATAATGATGCAAAAAAAGAAAACCAACGTTATGCTGATGAACAGAACCAATTGAAAGAAGAATCTCAAAATAAAGATGCGACTTTCACTTATTTTATATACCAATTAATCGACATAGATACACCAGACCCAAGAACAATCGAATTACTACATCAAATGGCTGTTTTACCTAATAGCGATAGAGAATTAATAAATGCCGGAATTTATGCTCTAGAGCATAAATTACAGGCTCGTAAAGATATTGACGCAATAGAAGCTACGGAGGAAAGTAAGAATGTCTAATCGTGAATTTAAAATTGTCAGAATTATATCGGATACTGAATTCATTGTTGACGCTGGCAGCAATGATGGAGTAAAAAATGGAGATAAATTTCAAGTGTTAGATGCAAAATCCAATCCTATTAAGGATATGGATAATAACGTAATTGGCTATTACGGAGCCCAAAAAGAAATATTAACTGCCACTGATGTTCATGATACTTTCTCAATTCTAAAAACACGTTTTGTAAATTCAACATCTAATAAAGAAACATCAATTCAGCAAATGATGAAGTCTAGCACTTTTGCTCCGTTCGTAACTGGTTCTATGCGCACCGACGTTCCAGCTCATTACAAGCGAGCCAATATAGATCCATCTGAAATGGAACCGCTAGAGAAAAGTGATGCCCCTATTCAAAAAGGCGATACTGCACGCAAATTGAGCTAAATCACAAATTAGCCCCTCACCGGGCTTTCACGCGAGCGTAGTTCAACGGTAGAACAGTACTCCTTTGAATTGCTAACTAGATACTTTCAGATGTAGGTTCGACTCCTGCCGCTCGCATTTAAAACTTAATTGGACCTTTAGCTCAGTTGGTTAGAGCAGACGGCTCATAACCGTCCGGTCGTTGGTTCGAGTCCAACAAGGTCCATTTCACGCGAGTGTAGTTTAGTGGTAAAACGACAGCCTTCCAAGCTGTAGTCGCGGGTCCGATTCCCGTCACTCGCTTTGATTGGGTAAAAGCTATATTAAAACTGGAGGTTATAAATTATGCCTATTGATCCCAATAGTATAGAAGCCATATCAGATGCTTTACCAGATTCAACAAAGGAACTTTTATTTAATCCCACTGCCGATGCAGTTGGAAAAGGAATTGGTGGGATACTTTACTGGCTCTTTCAAAAACCAATAAAGCTTGGAATTATTAAACAGAGTCAATTTGAGTCCTTGGCAAACAAATCTGCAAGAGAGCTTCAAAAAATCCCTATAGAAAAAAGAACTGACTCAAAAAAAGATTTGATGATTAAGACTTTAGAATCAGCTCAATATTCAATTAATAGTGAAACACTCCAAGATTGTTTCGCTTACTTACTAGGCCAAACAGCAAATAAAGACACCGTGCATGAAGTTTTGCCAGTATTCTCTACTATCTTATCGAATATGACAACAGAAGATGCTTTATTTCTCAAAATATTTAGTGAACAAGGTACAATAACACTTCCAGTTGCCAAATTTGAGGCACACGTAAACCAATTCTCTTCGTCTGAAGCTGACTCTCAAAAGCAAAGTACTACTAGACAGTTGACTAAAGAAACATTAATTTATAAAAATCATGAGACAAATGAATTTACACTTAGTAATCCCAATAAACAATTCAGTTTTTTTCAATCATTCGGCATCTTAGAATTATTGGAGACAGAATACTACATTGCGGATACGCCTGCATATGAGTACTACAAAAAAATAGTCGAACCAAAGACTAAAGAAATCTTTGATAAGACTATTCGTGATGGAGTTTCCATGCTCTACTCCATACAGTTAGTTCCAGGAAGCGTCAAGCTTACAGAGTTAGGTGTTTCATTTATTAATTGCATTATTCCTTAATTTTTTCTCTATATTTAGCTTTTGATCAATTCTATTTTCCGTTTGTTCCATAATTTTAGACATAACATTAATTTCAACTTTCAGTGCAACGAGAACAATTGCTACTGTTACAATAACATTAATAATAATTAAAAATATAATTTCTAGCATATATACCTCCTGTATAAACACAAGTTTTTATTTATTGTAGCAGGTTTGCTTGAAAAATGCAGTCTATTTTCACTCGCTTAGTACCCCTTTATTGGGGTATATATTTTGAGCTCAAAAGAACGTACGTTCAAATAATTCTAATTGGAGGAATGATGAGTATGCCACGACAATGGAAACCTTTAAAACGTCACCCTGGAATCTACGAATATGAAACAAAACGAGGGAAAAAATATGGGATTCGCCGCTCTTATACCGATATTAACCATAAATACCGCACTTGGAGCAAATCTGGTTTTATAACTTGGCGAGATGCTGATATTGAATTAAAGAAATTCGAAGTAACACTTGGAACTGGGCAAATCACCTCATCAATTTCAAACACAATTACACTTCAAGCTTACTTTGATAAAGTTCTAAAGCGAAATATCGACTTGAACCTTTGGCGGCCAGCTACCATTACTCAGAAAAAAAACTACTGGAACAATCAATTAAAGCCTGTTTTCGGTAATCAGAAAATCAATGAAATCACTAGGCAAAGTTACCAAAATTTTATCGATCAAATGATCAAAGATGGTTATGCCAAGAACACTATTATTACAACCAATTCTGTGATGCAAATATTAATGAATGATGCTGCCCGAAATGATGTGATTGTGAAAAACAAGTTAAGTGGTATCTCAATTGATGGTGGTAAATCACCATCATCAAAAACAATCACTGAAAAACAGTATAACCAACTCATGGCCGTAGCACCTAGTGTCTTGTCAAAGTACCAATACTGCATGTTAGCCCTGCTAACGCTTGGGGAACGACGTGAAGAGCTTATGGGACTGCAATTCAGTTCTTTTAAGTTCTTACAATGGAATGACGAAGAAGTTTGCGCAATACAATTTAAGAAGGGGCGTACTAATGCAGAACCAGACGGCGGTGACTTAAAGAATAACTCAAGCTACCGCACAATATATGTACGTGGTGAAATGCTCAATATTTGCCATTACGCCATCACCTATAGTCAAAATATTTATTCAAAGACTCATAGAAATATTAATGATGAAAGTTTTTTATTTGTAAATGAAAAGACAGGTATGCCAATGGGAGTACAGCAAGCAAATAAGGTTTTGAATAAAGTGGGTGAAGCAGCTGGAATTCATATTACCCCTCACATATTCCGACATTACTTTGCTACCATGGCACTCACCAATGGACAAGTTGCAACTGATGTCATGCACTGGTTAGGCCACTCATCTTTGCAAATGACTCAAAGTTACACTCGGGAAAATGTTCGTGGTGCACTTAATGTCTTTAATGGCATGGCTCCTACTCTACTAGGAGATTCAGACGATGAACACCAAAGTTTGTGA